GGGGCGCAACTGCAATTAGGCTGGTACTGCCAATGCGAACATTGCTGAAGACTTAGCGGCTCCAACAGTGGCGGCACTACGCAGAGCGGCTACACCATAGAGTGTGTCAGAAGTGAACAATGTAGCAAGGTATTCTTGCTTGTATTGCACTTGTGAACGCACACCAACTTGCTCAACCAGAACCATAGCGTCCTTGTGACCCATCAAGCAAACACGGGCGGCTCCTGAACCAGAAGTCGTATCAGCGTTGCTAGAAGTGAACACAGGGATACCATAAAGGTTACCGATTTCACCAGTACGGATAGCGTTGCCATTACCCACGAAAGCCTGCTCTGTATAACGAGCCAAGCCCATCAATGTGTTACGGCTTGAGGGTGGGATGAGGAAGAAACGATTGTCCATAGGAGTATCGTTGTCATCCAAACGCTGAATGGTGCGGCGAATTGCGGCATCAGTCAAAGCAGACTCGTTGTTGCTTGCGGCAACATACGCTGTCGTGCCATCACCACCAATGTAGGCGGCGGCATAAGCGGCGGCTCCTGCTGTACCACCATTTGCAGAACGACCCAACTGAACTAAGTCTGTATCGACTTGTTTAGCCAAGGCATAGCCTGCGTCTGAGGTATAGAAGTTACGCATAGAGTTCAGGGCTTGTGCCTCAACAATATCTTCGATCAAGCGGCTATATTCATAGTGCTTGTTGATAGATACTTGAACTTCTGACTCGGTAGCGGCAATCAAAGTGACTGCTGTCTCAGCGGCTTTAGCAGAAGCAGAACCACGAGTAGGTGCAGGAATGTGAACTGTGTCACCTTTCTTGCCCTTGAAGTTCATCTTCATAACCAAGTTGGCTAAAACTAGGTTCTTTTTATAAGCCGCTACGATCTCGTCCGACCAAATTTCAGGGATGAAATTAGCCGCTGTGGTGGTAGTAACTGAGTTACTGGGGGAAAATGAGGTTGCCATGTTAAATCTCCAAAAAACGATAAGTTAAATTACTTAACCCTTCCCTCTGCGTAGGCTTGCATGATCTCTTCAGACAAGGCTTCGTATCGGTTCGGGTCTGTCATCTTCAGCCGAATAAGGTCAGCCCTTCTATAAACTCTCTTAGAACTCTCTCCAGTACCACCTACATCAACTGCGGCGGCTTTAAGGTTAGTCTTGCGTTGGGTTTCACCAGCATCGCTAGTCTGTTTAGCCTTAACACCCTTTAGTTGCTTGTAAGTCGATAACAACTCGTTTGCACTGTCATAGTCAAACTCACCATCAGCCTTTGCATACAACCCTAGCCGAACAGGGGAGGATTTCACCCAGTTCTGAAAGTCCGTATCTTGTGCAATCTGCCCAAAATCAGGATGTTCTTGCGCTAACTTCTGCTGAATTTGCATCTTTTTGAAGTCTAGAGCCGCTTGGCGACCCGCTACTACATCAGGATGACTATCAACTGTCTTACGAATCGCCTCTTTTGGATTCTCAAAGAAATCTACTTCAGGCTCAACTTGCTCAATAGGTTGTTTGTTAGAACTAAGGTTCTGCTTTATGAGTTCATCTGCCAGTTTTCGGACTTCACCTACCTCTTGCGCTTGCTTTCCAATCAACTTTTCAGCCTCTTGGTGCATCCTTATGACTTCTTCTAAACTCTTTTCCCTGTATTTCTCAGGGAGTTCAGCGATAGTCGGTGCTTCAGGTAGTTGTTTTTGTTCCTCAACTATGTCTAACTCACTTGGCGACTCGTCTTCTTTATCAATCAACATATTCTTTCTTTTTCCTGCCGTTATCGGTTCTAGGACATTAAACTCGGCATTTCTGCTTACGAGTTCTCTTTTTGCTCTTGCTTTAGTTTGTCACGATGTTTCTTGTCAAATTTCATCCATGAGGAGGGAAAATGACCAGACCACCCTTCCAAATTAACGCTTGGGGCACTTACTATGCGGTTGGCTGTCACACCGCAACTTGAACACCGAACTTCATCTGTCTCATAATCAGTGAGTTTCTCGGTGAGATGTCCACTTACGCAGACAAATTCATAAATTCTTTTCATTCAATTCCTCATACGCTTGTGTGCTGACCTGTTTAAGGGTTTTTAGCCACGTTAGGATAGAAAGTTCGCCTTTTTTGAATTGTAGGCTTTTTTCATCAGGGATTGTACTAATATTGTTCAACGAATTGATCATGTTGTCAATATCGTCCATTAAGTCCTTCCACCCGTCCGTTGACATCATGTCAAAGCGGGACTCATAATATTTTTGGAGGTCAGGACTCACTTAGTTGCTCCTCAGTAGGGCGTGGCAATGTTGGGTGTTCCCACTTGGCTATGTAATCGCCTTTTCCGTCAGAGTCGTTTTGTAAGCGTATGGTGTTCAAGAAATCTGCGTCTTGCAATTCAGGATAAATTGTTTTAATTTTTTCGTAAAGTGTCATTATGCGTTCCTTACCATTGCACCGCTAAAAGTATTATTGCCTGTTCCAGTTTGTAAAACTAATGCTCCACCAGAACTCTGCCAAGCATAAATTTCAATATAATCTGTTGAGCCGTTACAAGAAATAACACTTGATACAACGCATAAACCACCAACAGTTGTGTTGTTAATAATGCCACTTCCATAGGTATACAAAGAACCATTTTTATATATAGCAATCATGGAAAAGCCAATGGCTGAACCAGTAAATCCCACATTAGCATTTATTTGATAATAGCCAGCAACAGTTGGGGTAAAACGATAATTTGTTGTTGGGTCGTAATTTGAATTTGTATCAAAAAGTTCGACATTATATTGAACTTTAGTAAAGGTAGAACTTCCAAAAGATTGTGCCGTAACTGTATTAGCACTAAATGCTGGCATATTGCCACTAACCATCATTGTTCCAGTAGCCGCAGGCATCGTTACTGTGGTTGTTCCAGCCACAGCACTTGGAATAATAGTTGTCGTTCCACTTGTAGAACCAGACATGACAATAGAACCCGTCATTTGGGTTATGCCACTTGTGCCATCTAGCGTCATTGCCATATTACTGCCCTTCCAAAGCCACCACACGGGCGGTTAGTGCGTTGATTGTTTCGGCTTGTTGGTCGTTTATAGCCTTGAGTTCTTGGATTGACTTTATAAGCATTGGGACAAAAACGCTATATTTAACGCTCTTAGTAGTTGTTCCAAGGTCGTTTCCTTCAACATCTTTGTCATTTGTTTCCTCAATCATTGCAGGAAAAATTTGTTGAAGTTCTTGAGCAATTACGCCAATTTGTTTATGTCGCTCATAACCAATATCGCTCTTTAAGTTGTAATTAACTACGCGAATTTGACACAACTTTTCCAGTTTTGGCGTAGCGTCAACAATGTTCTCTTTAAGTTTCATATCAGAGATTGCGCCATAACTATTATTAGTATTTGTAATATTTCCATTTCCGTAAATAAATATATTATTTGTTGAGCCACTAGACTGACCAATAAAATGCGACCAACTTGTACTTGCAGAAGATGATGTAGTAGAACGATAAACTGCTTGTGCATACGATGCGTTAGTTGATTCTGCATAAATAGCAACATCAGATGTTGTACTAACAGATGAGGCAATTCGTTTGTTTGTTAAACTTGTAGTCCCCACCAGCAAGTTACCGCTTGAGTCAAGAGTCATTGCTTGGGTAAACGATATTGCGTTACCAGCAGTTCCAGAGGGGGCGTTGTACCAAATATGTTGCCCAGTTGCCTGTTGATATAACGATACCGCATAACTACTGATCTTGTATTTCCAGCCTCCAGATGAGTTATATGCATTTGTACCAACATCTAACTCATAACCACCGCTTCCATTTGAGAATGAACTAACAGAGCCAATTCCATATAAATCTAATGCTCTATTATTACTTCCCCAAGCACTAGGCGTAACACCAATCCCCACATTTTGTGAGGTATCAATAGTTACCGCAGTAGTACCAGCAGTTTGTAGTGCTAGTACGCCAGAATTGTCACCAGAAGCAATGAAGCCACCAGCACCAGCAGTAGATGCGTTTAGGGTTGTGGTCATGCTAGTTGTTCCTGAGTTGGTTTAGCAAGGGTTGGATGTTCCCATTTGGCTATGTAATCGCCTTTGCCGTCAGAGTCGTTTTGTAAGCGTATGGTGTCCATGAAGTCTTTGTCTTCAAGTTGTGGGTATAGGGCTTTTATTTTTTCGTAGAGTGTCATCATGCGCTCCTAATCATTGCGGCTTGAAAATAGTTATCAAGAACTGCCGTAATTGCTGTACTTAAAGTCCCAGTACCAGAAAGCAAAACATAATATTCAATGTAATCAGTTGAACCATTTAAATATACTAAAGAAGAAACACTAGACCTTGCATCAGTAGCCGTAATATCAGTACCATATTTGTATCCTGACCCATTTTTATAAATTGCGGGGATTATGCGAGTTAGAGTTGATGTTGAAGTTGCATTGGTTTGCCCATTTACTTGATAGTATCCAGCAACAGTAGGCGTAAAACGATAATTTGTAGCATTATCGTAATTTGAATTTGTATCAAATTCCTCTGTGTTTACTTGAACTTTTGTAAATGTACCAGCGGAAATTGTTTGTGAATTATTTGCATAAGCACTAAACGCTGGCATATTGCCACTAACCATTACAGTACCCGTTGCGGCTGGTAGCGTAAGCGTAGTAGAACCAGACACCGCTGGCGCTTGTAGCGTTATCGTTCCGCTTGTGTCTCCAGCAATAATTACTTGACTCATGCTTATCCTTTAAAGAACAACCCAACGCTGACCAGATGCAACTGTCACCGCTTGACCGCTTGCCACAGTTATTGGGCCAACCGAGAATCCATTGTTTCCGCTTGCTATCGTGTAACTAGCACTTACAGTCGCTGAGTTAATGTTTATGCCGTTTGATGAGATATGCGCTGGCGCACTTAACTCACCCGTACTTGGCTTATACAAATACTTGGTGTTACCTGTATAGATTGTTGTTGGCGTACCAGAGGTAGCCGCCGCAAACAATGGATACAAGTTAGTCGATGTAGTCGTGTCATTGCTAATGCTTGCACCAGCAGTTACTGTTGCCCAAGATGAGTTAGTTCCATCTGTGGTCAGATACTTACCTGAGTTACTTGTCTGACTAGGTGCTAGAGCATTGAAACCCAATGTTGCCGTAGTCTGTCCTGTACCGCCATTAGCAATAGCCACAGTACCTGTAACATTGGATGCAGTTCCCGTAGTATTCTGATTCAGCGTAGGAATGTCAGCGGCAACAACTGCCCTGAATGTTGGTACTCCTGCGCTTCCATTGGGTGCGGCTAAAAAATAGTTAGCAGTCTTAGAAGCATAGGGATTTTGTGTATCACCATATCCAGATGCCAAGGAAATAGCAGGGGTAGTACCACCACTAGATGCAACTGGAGAAGTTCCTGTTACAGAAGTAACTGTTCCTGTATACGCATCATTAGAAGTGATAGTGAAATT